TTTCTTAGCACCAATATTATATTTGGTCTCAAGGATCCAATCTTGCTTATCCTTATATGCTAATACTTTAATCTGGTTCAACGGAGCAATCTGTTGAATTTTTTCTACATCCACAATCTCTACCAGACCCCAATCTGCAAGAAGTTGTGCGATACGATTACGACGCTGGACATCATTCAGCGTCAGGTTGGCGTGCTTACCGTCAAGGGCAAACAACTCTTTAAAATGCACCAAATAATATCTACCCTGCTTATGCAGAATATGACATGACTGATAAATCTTCTTCTCTTTCCTAGAAGCGACTCCAATACGGGTCAGAGTTTCACGCACTTTCAAAAAGTCATCAGGTTCTCCAAGAACCACTTCAACCATTTGTTCGGGCGACCACTTCACTTCAGGTTCTTGAACGACACTCATCTTGTTCCTCCAGTATCAAATTTTGATTTAATAAATGTAAGTTGTTCTTTTGTCAAGATCCGTAGTGCTTGTTTTGCCTTCTCATTACTATAACCATAATGACGTTTGACATAATCAAGGTCTTTGATCTTATCTTGTCGGAGCCAGGGAGAAAACCTCTTCTTTTTCCTCAGACTATTTAGATAAAAATCATATTGCATTTTCTTCGGAATGCTGTTGTGAATGTTCATCTCATTCGCAAACATAATGCAGTCCAAATGACCAGAGAAACAACGGTTGACAATATATGGAGGATACTCTTTTTCAAGAGTAGGATCTTCATCAAGCAAGTTCTTTTTGGTCTGATTGATTGAGTTCAGCCAGTCCTTTAAGTCCATAGTTAAAAAGTAGAAGTTCTTTACGTTGTTTTTGATCCCGCATGTACTCACCTACGGAGCGCATCGTGTAAGTGAGGTCAAACTCTCCTGCGTTCCATTCTTTGAATCGGTCTTTAACCAACTGGTCGGCATTGTAACTGATAAGGCAATCCATAGAGCAAGAATCACAATCTGAGGCAAAACGATCATGATCGAATCCCTTGTGCATAGCTCCCTTTTTACCGTAGAGATTATCTTTGATGTCATAAGGAGGATCCAAATAAATGAATGCAGATTTCTCTGAACCTTCATCCAAAAGTTTGTCGTAGGAAAGATTAGTGATTTCCCAGTTCTTGATGATTTCAGAATAACCAGGAAGTTTATCTATTCCTCGCATTGAGAAGTTTGAGTCAGATGCCTGGGCAGAAAAGGATGAGGACTCAGTGAGACCAGAAAAAGAGCACTTGTTAATAATATAAAAACTAACGGCACGATGAAAGGGTTCAGTTCCTTTTCCTGCATGGTTCAAATACTCCTTTGCTTCCAAAAACAATTTCTTTGCAGATACTGGTTCAGGATGACGATACTTCAACTGATTAAGTTCATCACGCATCTTCTGCCCGTCACTCTGCAAAATCTGCCAGAAGTTGACCAGAGGTTCGTACAGGTCATTCACCCAAACCTTGACAGTCGGATACTTCTTGGTGACATGAATTGCTACACTGCCACCACCGAGGAATGGTTCACGATACTCATCATACTCCCGAAGGTCAGGGAAGTATTGGTCCATCTTGGTGCAAGCACGGGACTTGCCGCCAGGATAACGAAGAGGTGTCTTGTATGCTTTCATCACAGAATCTCCTGGAGATTATCAAGGATTTCTGCAGAAGAAATCTTCTTCTCTGCAGGTTCAATGTCTTTGGCAAGAATGGTAAAGTCTCCAGGGAGAAACTTGACCTTTGCAGTAGGTGATTTAGGAGTGTAATAAATACGTTTCTCTACAGTCTCCCAATCGGTGATCCCAAGCGCCATGGATCCAGTATCCACAAGCAGCATGTAATCAAAAGTTTTTTCAATTACTTTGTTGTCTCCCTGAAAGTTCTTAAGAACGATGGATGAAGTAGATCCATTCTTGTTGAACATCTTAAGTTTTCCTTTCATCTCATAGTTGACATTATCTTCAGAAGTAAAGTCAACACCATCTTTGTAGTCACCAACATATTGTAGTTGACCACCACTCCACTTGGCAAAGGACTTTTCCTGTAACCAAGTGCGGATGGTCTTGAAGGCGTTTGATTTCATTTGAGTTGTATTGGTGGCATTTACGCAACCAAAGAACTCTTCAAGGTTGATCCGACTGATGTCAAGATTCGATTTCATAATCAGGTTCATTGTATTTCAAAAATTCCCAGAAGGTCAATTTCATTTCCTTCTGAGTCATCCCACAGTGCTTGGCAGCTGTGGGCAAGTTCATTGTAGCACGAAACAGCGCCAAATTGGCCTCTTTTACGTTTTGAGGTGTAGTCTTCACATTTGGTTCCACCAATTTGGACTTATCAACTTTGAGGAGACTCATAGCAGGTCTCCGTAGGGAGTATCGTCCTTATGAAGGAGAACTCCATCAACCTTATCCATCAGGTCAAGCATACTTCCATGCATCAGACGGTATCCATATCCAACATAAAGTTGTCCGAAGAATACTGTAAGTGCCATAAATGCCCAGAAGTAATAATAGGTTCTGGACTTCTTTTGTCTTGGGTACTTCATTTGAATTCACCTGTGTCTAATAATTTCTTGAAAACACTCTTTAACAGAATCACAAAATCCAGTAATGTGATTATCACCTTCCTCTAGATTCCAAATATATTCACCTAGTATTTCACCAGGATAATTTACATCTTTAGATAGTTCAATCTGAATTTTCATTTGAACTCACACTCCACCATAAGTTCGGTTAAACAAGCAAGCATATTTATCTCCTGGTCAGCTACGAACGCTCCCTGATACTGATACTTAGCGAGAACAAGGACAGCAGCAGGAATAGAACCAGGAACCAAGGTTTCGTAGCAAGCGTCATAAATGCGACGGAGAAGTACAGTAGTATCATTATCCAGATTACTGACGATCCACTTACGTACCTCAGGGAAGTTTTTATCTTTGAGATTTTTGACAAGTTCATTTACAGCAACATCAGAAAACGTAGCGAGAATACCAGCATCAATCTTACCACTTACAGAATACCTCTGAACTTCATTTAATACACGACGCCAATCAGGGAAGTGTTTGTTGATGAGTTCTACCAGGACCTTGTTATCATATTCAACACCTTCTGAATCCAAGATTTCTTGGAGTCGTTTGAAGAACTGGGCGGCAATGGACTGTCTATCTTTTCCTTTGATTCCGAACTCGACGACGGAGCAACGGGAATGGAGAGGTTCCAGGATTTTGTTTTTGTAATTGCAGGTGAAGATGAACCTGCAGTTTCCAGCAAATTCCTCAATAAATGCCCGTAAGCAGAGTTGTACATCGTTGGATGTGTTATCTGCTTCATCAATGATGATGACTTTGTGTTTTGCAGTTGCCGTAAGCGAGACGGTCGAAGCGAAGTTTTTCGCATTGTTTCGGACAGTATCCAAGAACCGTCCCTCATCGGATCCATTGATGACATAAACGTCAGCCCCAAGTTCATTACAGAGTGCCTTTGCCACTGTAGTCTTCCCGATACCAGGAGGACCTGCAAGAAGCATATTAGGAATCTCTCCTTTATCTAGGAAATCTTGAAACGTCTTCTTTGTAGAGGCAGGCAGAATACATTCAGAGATCGTCTTGGGACGATACTTCTCAACCCAAATAAAATCACTCATAGTCACTCACCAAGATTGTGGATCACGGGTTTTTCGTGAGCCAGTATACGATACAACTCAGCATCTTGTCCAGCAGAAACTGGAACAAACTCCTTTTCAGGATCAAACTCATCGTCACGAATTGCTTGATTGATGACAATAGAACCTTTTTCTCCAGAGGTGCTACGGTGATAAGTTCCGATGGGAACCACCAATGCACCACTCTGGCGGTTGAGATGAACGATATGATATGGAAACTTCCAATCTAGGTTGACAAGTTCAAACGTTCTCTCTCCTGAGAGGACACGATTATGGTCCACTTGGTGATGGTGGATATAGAACTGCTTTGCACCGATGACATCGTTTGGTGGTGAAATTGCTGGTCCTTCATGAACCACAAGATCAGATGCATTTGAATCATCTACAGAAATGTCATAGAACACAACATCAGGTGTCTCACGAAAGACACGATGTTTTTTGTATTGAACCATCATAATTAATTAGTCAAGAGGTCTCTGATACATTTCAGAAACTAAATCAGTTGCTCCCATAGCTTCGTACATGTATGTTGCACCAGACCTGGGATTTGTGTGTTGCCCGCAAGTAAATACATCACATACTGCCATTCCATTCTCTGGCCAAGTGTGAATGGAGATGTGAGACTCGGCAAGCAATGCTACGGCAGTAACTCCTTGAGGATCAAACTTATGAGATTGAACTCCAAGGAGAGTACTCTCTGATAGCGTGGCAGCATTCACAAGAACATTGCGAATGTGTGCCTCATCATCTAAAAGTCCAAAAGGACAACCCTTCAGGGTAAAAAGAATGTGTCTCATCCGAATGTGGAATCGGGTTCCAGAGCGATAAAGTATGTAAGGTTGTACTTAGAGTTGGTAAACTTAGACAGAAGTTTAGATGAGACGATAACATCATAAGCACCGGGGATGATTTTGATGTTTTCAATCTTGAAGTTGAAGGTAAACTCTTTATCAGTTTCTCCAACAACAAACTCTTCTGCGTGAGAGGTGTCGTTCTTCTTATCACGAACGACCAGTTTGACCACACCAGCACCACCAACAACAGACAGGTCAGGAAGTTGCAGAACAGCAGCAGCTTTCAGAACTTGAGAGAGGGTATTACTATCCAGTTGGAAACAAACATCCTGAGTTGGAAGACTGATTTCTTTTTCGGGAGGAGCAATGATAACGGCAGGGTCAGAATAGAAATACTTACCCCGACGATTGCCTTCACGATAAGCAAGATAACTTTCTTCTTTGAAATCCAGACCAGGATTGGTATAGGTGCTCAAGATGTTCAGAAGTTGATTAAGATCATACAAAGCAACATCACGAGGAAACTCCTCATCAATCTCTGCTTCAGCAAGAATGTTCTTAGCAACAGAGATGGTACGAAGTTTAGTACCCTGCTTCACAAGAATAGAGTTGTTAATCCCAGCAAAATTCTTGAGAATAGTGAGGGTGTTGTCAGACAGTTTCATAGATTCGCGTAGTTTCATCACTGAGGGTAGGTTTCGCGTTTGGCGTTTTTATCGTTGAAGTGCATCAGAAGAACAGCATAGTGCAAAATCTTCATGATGTCACGACGGGCAGTGCCTTTCTTATCATAACGAGAGGCATACTTAAGGATGTTGGATCGGCAGAATGCTTCACCATCACCACAAGCTTCAATCAGATCAAGTGTCTGAATTTTGTCATCACCAGCAGAGTAATGGGCGTTGTAGGTTCCAGAAATATAATCCTGCAGTTCTTTGAGGATAGTATCCTCATCATATTTGTACCGATTAGAATCGTTATTCATAGTGTTGTCAAAAATAGTAATTGTACCCGCATTCAAATTTTGTTCGTCTTCGGGACCGTACATAGTATCGTAAAGCAGAGACCAAGAGTTTGTCATCATTATATCAGGACTCAACCTCTTCGTCAATTGGCATCTCAAAATCAGCATCAACCTTGTCGTAAAGTTCAAGGAATGCCTGCTTTGTTTCATCATCAAAGCGATTGACACAGACCTGAATTGCCTTTGCCTTATCTTCAAAGATGCTGTATGCCTTCACGATATGAACCAGACGGCGGGTGCTGATGATTTCTTCAATACCACCATCATAGAAGGTCTTACGAATGATGTCTGCCCAGTCTGCAAGTCGCTTACAGAAGTTCTCATCATCACAGAGTTTATTGAGAATCTTAGTTTCAGTAGCAGTGGTAGGGTACTCCTGCTCAAAGGTCACTGGGAATCGTTCAAGGAAGGCTTCATTGAGCACGTTAGTTCCAATGAATCGTCCGTCGTCTGAACCTTTACCTTTAGTATTTGCGGTTGCGATGACGTTGAAACCTGCACTGGGTCGGACAAACTTGCCAATTTTCTTAAGAAAGACTCCATTTCCTTCAAGGATACTTTGGAGACAGAGAATTTTATTAGAGGCGAGGTCAACCTCGTCAAGG